ACTCTAAATGTTTCGTTAGTCATAGTTAGAATGGCATAGCAGGTCCAGTAGTTTTAGGTAGTGGAAGAGCACCACCAGTAGCAGAAGGAAGTTCTGGCATAGCACCTTGAACCATTCCTGGTAGTGCTTCTGTGATTGCTTCGGTGATAGCAGCAGTTGCTTTCTCCCTAGCACCTTCAATCAATGTATCCTTTTGAACGTAAAGATAAGCACCACCCCCGAGAACAGATAGAGAAACTAGACCTGACAATAATGCGACACCGTTAATAATCTTTTGCATCTTTTTTCTCCTTTGGAGGTTCTTCTTTTGAATCGTCTTTCTTTTTAGACGCAACGACACCGAACGTCGCAAGCGTCCCCGTGAAGACGCTGGCAATAAAAGTCGGATCGATGTTTTTTTGAGGAATACCAGGAACAGTTACATAATTAAGAGTCAGAATTGCTGCTGACCATCCAAGAATAATAACTCGGACGAGAGTTGATACACCCTCATCCGCCCACTCAAATTTGTTTTCCTTTTTGGCTCCCTCTTTTTTCTGTGGTGTTGAATCCATAGTTTTTTCTTGACGGCGAAAAAGCATCGTCGAGTAAAGAGTTAGGCAAAACTATTTATTTGATGTAACCTTCTTTCTCTAGGTATTCTCTAGTCAAGGGTGTTGGTTCATAAACTTCCCACATATTACCACCAGCACAAGCAGCAAGAGCATTCATTGTCATGTTCTCTGTTCTACCTGCCCACTGTGCTTCTGCTTCCCAAGGTACAGCAGAATCAGGATAGGTACGTTCTGCTAACACACGCCAGATCATAGGAACGTCATCCTCTGGCTTGATGATAGCAATCAGACTGTTGTCAATCGTTCCTGCCATACAATCCTGTGCTGCATGCCATCCTTCATGACGCATCACCATCATCAGGATGTTAGGTTCGCCCATGTGATCCTTATTGAGGAAGAAGTTATTGGAGACCGTGTGATAGACACCACGGTGACCTTTAGGAAAATACTTACTATCAGCAAGGAATACATTCACTCCAACTTGATTGAGTGAATGCAACATATTATGAAACTCACCAGTGACACCAGTGAATTCTTCAGTGTTATCATACTTCGATGAGATGTCAAGCATGGAGTTTACTTTCACTACATCATCGGTGCATTCACCTAGCAGCATACATCCCATAGAGTGCATGGTATTGTAGTCAGTTTCTTTAATCGGTTCTGCTTGTGCAGGAATAACAATCGCAGCTGCAGCAAGTGCAGCAAATAATGTTTTGATCATGAAGTGATTACTTATTTGTCCTCATTGTACCAGAAATCTTCCCAGTCGTCAAGACTAGCTTCATATATTCTTGGGTTTTCAGTCTGTTCAGCATCTGTATTCATTGACCGCATCCAAAACTTGATTCAAAAAATGGTGAGCACCATCATGCCATTGACCTGTCTTATCTTTATGAGCGTCAGAATATAAATCTGTTTTCATTTTATAAACTTTATTCAGGATATCGTTCTTGGTCATTTGTGATCGCGGCATAATGTAATCCTGTATTCTATTATTTATTAAAGAGTCCGATGAAGTATTCTGCATCAACAACCACTAAAGGTTTCTTCCTATTCTTTTTCATGACTACGATAGGTTCATAGTCACCACAGTTTGATGCTGCCTGTTCATATGCATCCCAGACATTGAGTCGTTCAACGTTCTTACATTCTATCGAGTGTGGAAACTTTTGTCTAGCAGCTCGTGCCATTATCAGGTCTTCACCACCTGCACCCATAGACCGAGACTCGACATCCTCTGGATGTACATCGAGCATCTCGATCAACATTTGTCTTACCCACTTTTGTAAGTTACGACCCTTTGCTTTAGCACTCTGTGTTTTCATCGGTCCCACGGATCAGGTATCTGTATCTGTACTTCATTGCTCCTAGTCTCCACGCTTGTGCTAGGTTGCTCGGTCCTCTCGACAGAAGGTCTCTCTCCTCCTGATTGGGTAGGTTTGTTGCGAGCAATTTCTCTCTCCATTCTAATGCCATGTAACCACCTATAAAATATATTCATTGTGCGGTATTCTCCCAGAAACCTGGGATGTTTTCACCACGTAGAAACTTACCCCAGTTGACAGTATTATAATCAATACTATTATCCCAACAGAACTTTTGCATTACCTGCATCAGCTCTTCTTCATTCATCCTAGTCCACCAATAGATCGTATACTGATCGTTACGATCAACTTGTTTCATTACCTCTAGATATTTTTGGACTGCCCTAGGTTGATTAGGGTCTGCCTTCATAGGCACAGGTAATGGGGTATCAGGATTCATAATCTTATAAGCGTGTTGTCATCATCTGTAAAGATCTTATCCAATCGAGTAAGATCAAAAGCAATAGTAATACGAGGAGTATCTTGTTGATTAACTGTAGTGTAGTGAGGTAAGTAATTAGGAAATAGTGTCAGTTTACCTGGCACATTTTCTGCCTCATGATTTCTACCAATGTCATCATAAGGATGATTGTAAATGGTCTTGGTATCTACAGCAGCAACAGTTAGATGTCCCCCCAAGTATGTATATGGGTGAACAGAGTGCCAATGTGTTTTGATCCTTTCACCTTTCCTCAATACATTAGCCCAACATCTAATTTGTACTTTAGGTACAGAAGAAAGTATGCCAAAAATACTCTGATAGTATTGCCCATGAAATTTTTTAATCTCTTTATGCAACTGATCGGTAGCAGGAAACCCCCAGGTCAAGACATTAAAATGCCTGAACCTAGAGGTAAGACTATTGGGACCTAGACCAGTGTTCCCATCACTACTAGCAGGGAATTGGTCTTTGATCTCTTGTTCTTTCTGTAGAATAATTTTAGTTAGTTCACCGCAGTCAATATCAATTTGCTTTTCACCAATAGTATAGTCCCAAGTGGGAGCAAAAGGAGACTGGGGCGGATCACTCTTATGGTGAACCGCACACCACTCATTTGTCATAGTTTAAATCCAGAGAATGTTTTTTCACCAACGTCTTGTTTGATACCACCAATGACATAGGACTCAACCTCTGTCTCTTGTGGTGCCACCTGCATGGACTTGGAGTTCAACCAATGCTCTGTCCATGGTAGTGGATTGTTAGAGATAGGTTGATCAAATACAGGCTTCATGTTAATAGATTTCATGCGACGGTTAGCAACCCACTCAACATAGTTCTTGAGTAGTTTGTCATTCAAACCGATCATGCTGCCATCTTTAAACAGATACTCTGCCCAGTTCTTCTCTTCCTCTACACAGTCACGGAACATCTGAATAACATTTTGTTCTTCTTCCTCCATGATACTCATCATTTCAGGGTCATCACCCTTCTGCCAGTTCTTAATCATGTTCATAGTGATAGTCATATGTTGTGACTCATCACGAGCAATCAAACCAATGATCTTTGCATTGCCTTCCATCATCTTGAGTTCACCAAAAGCAAACGAACAAGCGAAAGAAACATAGAAACGAATACCTTCTAGGATATAAACGTTCATGACTGCACGATACAGTTGACGTTTCAGATCATGTAGCGTCCACTGTGAGGTAGGAGAATCTTTGAAGTCTTCTTTCCACAGGTTACCTTGACCATACTCCTGTGCTGCATTAATGAATGCATCATATGCCCTGGTTACACTTTGAGCACGTTCAATAATCTTCTCATCATCGATGATAGTATCAAGAACTTCTGTAGGATCTGGGTATACATTCTTAATGATGTATGTGTAGGACCGACTGTGGATCATCTCCATAGTCTGCCAGATATTCATTGCAGCCTCAAGCTCGGGTAGTGAGCAGTAAGGACTAAAAGCCATCCCAGGACCCCTGCCTTGTACAGAATCCAGGAGGATTTGGTACTTAAGGTTACTAGTGAAGATGTGTTTCTGTTCTGGACGAAGTGTCTGATAGTCGGCACGATCTTTCTGTAGTGAGATCTCTTCTGGTCTCCAGAAATAACCCAGTTGTTGCTGTGTAAGTTTCTCAAAGACAGGATACTTGTATTGATCATAACGTTGCACTCCCAAAGGAGCACCAAAGAACATAGGTTGTTTCATAGCATTCACTTTATTAGTATTAAAGACAGTCATGCCTTCAACAGATTTCTTTGGTGTTTCATCGCTTACTCTAAATTTTGCAACTGTCACAGTCTTCTTCCTCGGTTTGGGTTTCTAGAATTTGAGTTAATAGGTCTTCGATGCTTTGCTTTTTGTCGTCTTCTTCTGGATCTTCTTTTGCATCATAAGTGTTTTGATAATAAGAAGTCTTCCAACCGTACTTGTATGTAGTTAAGAAATCTTGTGCCATAACAGACACAGGGATCTCATTATCAGGATAGTTCAGTGGATTGTAACTCCAGTTACCAGAGATTGCCTGGTCGAAGAACTTCTGCATCACAGCAACAATATTAATATAGCCAGCGTTGCTAGGCATATCCCACAGAAGGGTATAATTGTTTTTAAGAGTCTGGTATTGCGGGACAATCTGTTTAAGTGGTCCCTTCTTGCTCTTCTTAACGGACAAATACCCTCTAGGTGGTTCGATTCCATTTGTTGCGTTTGACACAACGGAACTACTCTCGCTTGGCATTTGAGCGGACAACGTGCTATGTCGTAGTCCGAATTCCTGGATTGCCTGCCGTAGAGTTCCCCAATCAAGCGATAGGTCATTTGGTACTAGTTCGTCAACGTCCTTTTTATATGTATCAATCGGAAGAATACCCTGTGAATATTTTGTGCGATTAAAGTATCCACAAGCACCTTTCTCTTTAGCAATCTGATTGGATGACTTAAGCAAGTAGTATTGAAATGCTTCAGTCAACTCATGAACCAGCTTCAACGCACCACTATCACCATAGTGCTCACCCTGCTTCGCCAGGAAATGTGCTAGACCGATGTATCCGACACCAAGTGACCTACGATTAATTGTGGACTCTCTCGCCGCCTTTACGGGGTACTCCTGATAGTCGATGAGTTCTTCTAGACCACGAACAGCAAGGTCACATAGATCCTCAAGGTCATCAAGGTTCTTTAGTTTACCCACGTTGATAGCAGATAGAATACACAAAGCAATCTCACCCGACCCATCAATGTGTTGAATAGGATCTGTGGGAAGAGTAATCTCTTGACATAGGTTACTCATGTTCACCTTATCCAGGAAGGATGAATGTGAATTGCAGTGGTCGATGTTCATCAGATACATGCGACCAGTCTCTGCACGATTCTTCAGGAGATTTAGAATTAAATCTTGCGCCCCGACAGTCGTTCTTGGAACAGACTGATCTGATTCATAGTCCACATAGCAAGCGTCAAATGCATCAGTACCAAAAGCGTCATAGAGACCTGGTACGTCATGCGGTGAGAATAAGCTAATCTCTCCATTCGCAATGAAACGTTCGTAGAAAATTTTTGAAATTTGGATTGAGTAGTCAAGTTTCCTCACTCGATTGTCTTCTGATCCTTTATTGTTCTTAAGAACAATAATATCTTCTATCTCTTGGTGCCAGATTGGGAAGTGGACTGTCGCGCTTCCACCTCGGATGCCATTTTGAGTGCAACATCTGACAGTTGCTTCAAACTTTTTAAGGAATGGGATAACACCCGTGTGTGCAACTTCTCCACCTCGGATCTTACTGTTGACTCCACGGATTCTGCCTGCGTTGATACCGATTCCTGCACGTTGAGCAACGTAGCGGCCAATCGCCATGTCACTAGAAAAGATACTATCGAGGGTGTCATCGCTATCAACAAGAACACAGCTAGCAAATTGTCGAAGTGGAGTTCGCACCCCTGCCATGATAGGTGTGGGTATGTTGATTTTGTGTTTGGAGATCGCGTCGTAGTATCTCTTGACATAATCGAGTCTGGTAGCCAGTGGGTATTCAGCAAAGAGAGTTAATGCAATAAGCATATACATGTACTGTGGAGTCTCGTAGACTTCTCCAGCACTTCTATCTTGTACTAGGTATTTATCCGTAACCTGACGTAGACCAGCATAAGTGAATAGATAATCGCGTCCATGATCAATCCAAGAATTAATCTTTACCCAGTCTTCGTCACTATACTTGTCTAGAATTTCTTCATCATAGACCTTATTGATCGTAGCATTATATGCAGTCACGTCAAACACTGAAGGCATGCCTTCCTTCCAGATGTTCTTATGGAACGCCTCCTTGCGTAGGCAGGACAGGAGCAGGCGAGCAGCAACAAATTGATAGTTGGGATGGTCCAGGTCAATTAGATCGCTTGCAGAGCGAATCAGGATCTCCTGGATCTGTATTGTAGTGATGCCATCAAAGAATTGAATACCAGAATTCATCTCCACCTGGCTAGAGGAGACACCACCGAGACCTTGGCATGCCTCTTCAACCATCTTATGAATTTTTTCTAGGTCGAGAACCTCAACCGTTCCATCTCTCTTTTCTACATTGATGCTCATACTTTCTTCCATGTGTTCAGTTTAAGTTTAGCTTCCAGTCCACGGTAGGTGTTTGATTCTACCATATGTTGCACGTCATGTCCAGCAAGGTACATGTCGTTTATATCCTTTTGTGTAATTGATGATGGCCAGATAACTACGGAGTTGCCACTATCGATTGTTTTACTGACTCGATTGACGATCTCTCTATTTCTCGGTTCGTTATCGTATACGTAGCAGCAATCGCTAGCAGTCCCATCAGGCACATGAACGTCACTTCCACACATAGCAATCGCATTGCGAATGAACGTGCTGTCAAAGGGACCTTCAGTGATGTATACTCTTTCATTAGCATTTATTTTATCAAGACCAAATATTTTAGGTTGCGATTCGTCTAGTATGATAGTAATGTATCGCAACTTGGTTCTAGGTGAGAGTGATCTACCTTGATAACCAAACATTACTTTATCTGCTGTGTATAGTGGCAGAATAATACGTGGACCATCGCCTCTCATGTCATCGAATGTAGGCGTTTGTGTGTTGGTCCACTCTTTAAATTTAGGACAGTACAGGAAATAATCCAGATCTTTAATTTTGCGTTGCTCTAGATATTGACGTGCGGGGTGAGAGTTATTTAGCTCCGAAATCTTCTGTAAATTGAGAGATGATTTGAATACTGGTTTTTTAAAATCAAACTTTGGATCGGGCGTCTGTGTGCCCTTGCCAGTGAGACCATCACGGTATCTCTCCATGATATATTCATTATAAAGACCAGGGTTTTGATCCTTCAAAAAATTAGTGAAGGTTCTACCAACACCACAGTTGTGGCATTTATAAACATAGTCAGTCTTTACACGAAAAATATACCCACGCGCTAGGTGCTTCTTCTTTTTACTATCACCACAGTAAGGGCATCTGAAGTTATACAGGTGCTCTTTCTTCTTGGCAAACCTTTGTAGTTGAGGACTAACTAAACTTACGTATTTGCTGTCTAGGTAGCTCATTATTAGAATCTGTCACTCCACCCATAATACCAGAAATTGTGGGTGGCGTCAACACTTTCATGAGAGGTGGAACCACTTGTAATACTGCCACAAGGGTCGCAAGGACTGCTCCTGCACCGACAACAAACTTTGCGTTGGCATCCACTTTCTTCTGTACGAGACTAATCCTCTCATGCAGAACCTCATTATCTTTATCATGTCTTACTTTCATTTCTTCAAGCATACCGATGATGAGTTTATCGGCACGTTCAGATTCATCCAAACGATTTTCATGGCGCTCCAAGATAACAGCAATCTTATTACTGTTATCAGAGATTGTTCCTACTGCTCTTTCAAGCTTGTCAAGCATCTCTTTCGAGAGATCTTCATAAATGTTCAGTTTACTTTCTAATACTGCTAATCTACCAAGACCGAGAGCCATACCTATACGTTCCTTACAGCGAAATCTAATGCCGACTGGTACGTAGCAGCATCTTTGTTGAGCATATAACGAAACTGTGTCTGGTGCTCATTAGGAAGTTGTGCATAGCATGCAGCAATCCTCTTTGCAGAAAAATTATCAAGGTTCTGTTGCGATCCATCACCAAATGTAATCTTCGCAAAGGAAGACTCACCAGAAGGATTGAGTTCGGAGGTTGCAACTTGGAGTGCAACGTCCAGGGCATCTTGTTGTGCAGTGGATTCAGTCATAATTTCTTTAGTCACTTCAGTTTCTTCTTTCTTAAGTTTTTTTGTTTGGTCAGATGCCTTCTTTTTAAAGTCAGACATACGAGCCTTCATTAGCACGTCCATTTCTTTCGTCTTGGACTGCATTTTCTTCTTCGCTTCGTCCCGTTTCTTCTGCAGATCTTTAGAACGGCCAAGTTTTTTCATCTGACCGATTTGTTTCTGCGCTCTTTCTGTTTCAGAAGGAGCTGCTTCTACAATTTGAGTATCTAATTCTTCTTTCATTTTCTTACGGGACTGTATACGAGAGAGCATTGTTTTTGCACCCTTGGTGCGACCATCTACCTTGTCTTGATTGGCTTTCTTATATCTACGATGAGACTTTGGGTTAACAAATACGAAAGCAGGTGGCATTGACAAAGCAGCGCCATCACCAGCCATCATTTCATTCACAGTAGATTTAGATTCTTCAGACATTCTTGATCAACGTCGAGGTTTAGACTTTCTGGTAAGCGGTTAAGGGTCAACATAAAAGCTTTTAATCTTGACCAGTGTTTCGCCTCTATTTTATAAAACAATAGAGGCGTTGCAGCATCATCAAATACATTATACATGACGATGATATGATTTAAAATGAGATGAACTTTCAACTCACCGTGCATTTCATAACGACGAAATAAACGTTTGACGCACTTAATCTTATTTAGATCTTTTTTAAAGTCATCATACGTGGCGGAGTTCGGGTTATTATAATTACGTATAGCAAACATCAACCAGTTGTCCTGGTTCAACTCATCGAACTTCATTTATTATTCGGCGGTAGTAACTATCGCGGTAGCGGAGATAACTTCAGTACCACCATTAGTGGAGTTGATCTTGACACGGTAGGAACCAGCGTCAGTTGTTGCATACTCTGCAACCGCAAAGGTTGTTGCAGTCTCTCCAGAAATGTTCGCCCAACGATTTGCATCAGACAACTTCTGCCACTGATAGGTGAGAACAGAAGCATCTCCAGGAGGAGTTGCGATAGCGGCAAGAGTAAGTGTCAAAGCAGCAGCTTCAGCAACTGCAGTATTTGCAGGTTGTGTAGCGATGGTGATTGCTACGCTTACGTCTGCTGCCTGTGCATCATCTGCCTGTGTCTCGTTAGAGTTAGCTTCAGGACCAGCGATAGTTACTAGCATCTCTGCCTTATGGCGAGTGTGACCATCACAATCAGTGAAGGTGTAGTAAGACCACCAACCAGGAGCATTCAAACCACGAGCCTTATTCTCGGCAAGTGCTGCTTCGGTGTCGTCAATAAAAATTGTTTGTTTTGCTTGCGATGATGCAGCAATGCCAATGCCTGCTTTGGCTTTGTTAGCATTGCTGTCATCCTTTCCGTATAGGGACATGAGTTTTCAGCGCGTTTATATTTACCTAATATGTATTTATAAAAAAAAGGGAGCGGCACTATACCACTCCCTATATTATCACTCTTCTCTATTCTTAATCGCTTTGGTGACAACTTCAAGTAGTTGATCATCCATGTCAGTCTTGGTCAGCTTAACCGCTTTAGCAAGAATAACAAGACAGATCTCAACCATCTTCTCACCGAGTTCTTCATTCTCTGGGATTTTGTTAATGGCATCGGTAATAATTTTTGACGCCAAGGGAAGTAAAAATGCTAGCATGATTTTAGGGGCATAGTATACGCCCTTATTTAGTCTGCCTTTTTCTGACTCTTCATTGCCTTGAGAATATACTTTTTATTCTTTTTATTATTCTCTTTATCCTCGGCAGCACCGTCTTTGATGTCAGGCATCACTTCAACGTGTGCCGCTTTTACTTTTTTTCTTCGCCAATCTCCTTACGAAGTTCTGCCTGCTCTTTCATCTTCTTACTGGTGTTGATAATCTTGGAGACCTTCTTGCGGCGAGCAAGCAGATACTTATCAGACTTATCATGATCACCATCGTTGTCGATGTCCTTATCTTCCTTACCTACGGGATCAAGTTTCTTCTCTTTGATCTCTTCGCCAGTAGGCTCAAACCCTGCCTTAACGCAGTTGTTAACTTCCTTACCACCTTTCTTCTTGGTGCCTTGCTTCTTATATCCTTTCCAGCAAGAGGTGTTACCGTTGTCATCTTTGCCATCCATCTTGACTTCAAAGATGTATGTCTCACCACCTAGTTCAAAAGAGAGTGACTCTTTCTTGGCAGTCTTTGCAGATTTAGTAAAGGCATCAGCAGCAGGATAGTCCTTACTACCTTTCTTTGCAGGTGCTTCACCACGCTTCTTTTTAGCATGGATGTTGGCATAGAGACCATTCTTCTCTTCTAGGTCTTCAGTCTCTTCACGAGCAACAACCTTTGTAGTATCTCTGATCTCTGCTCCAACAGAATACTTCATGCCTTGACCTGTACGCAGGTTAGCAGCAGGATCAGGAGGAGCAGCGTTTGTTTTAGGATCTTTAGTCGAGAAGTCATCCTCTTTCTTTTCCTTACCAGAAAGGTCAGGGATAGAAGTGGATGCATCAGTACCACCAGCAGGACCAGGAGCTCCTAGATCTTTCTTCTCTGGTGCGGGGATGGTAGCAGACTCTTCACTGATAGTAGACTGTTGGAATCCATCTCCACCCATCCACTTGGAATACGAATTGATAAGTGCCTGGGAATAGGCATCATTATGCTGCACACTATTGACTGGTTTCTGTCTTTCCATTATTGAAAATACTACTTTTCCTGTCTTTATTTATGGTATCAATTACTTGTACGGCGCGGATATCTTTCACCCATGCTCTAAACATCTCACCAGACTCGGTGATTGCAATGACATAGTTGACTCCAGACCTATGTATACTACCTTTCTGTCCAGTCAATGCATTCATAACAATATCACCTTCAGCAAATGTATCAGTTTGTCTATGCTGTTGACGAACTGCTTGCTCTCTCAATTTTTTGAAGTCTTTCATTTAAAATTAGCGGGGAGTGCTCCTTTAATTTCCATCATCATTGCCATACAATCTT